GTACATGAGCTCGCTCGCGGCCCTCACCGCCGCGCAGCTCGACGCGAACCTCGCGCGCCTCTCGGGCGTCGCCACGCCGAGCTCGAAGGCCGTGCCCGCGGGCGCGACCGGCACCGGCACGAACGCCGCGGGCACCGTGGGCACCCGCGGCGCGCTCAGCGCCGACGAGCAGAAGATCGCCCGCCAGATGGGCGTGACCGATGAGCAGTACGTCGCCGCGCGCGACGCGAAGGAGCAGAGCCGATGACCGCCATGACGCGCGAGCGCGCCCCCAAGACCTGGAACAACTCCCCCCTCGCGGCGCACTACAGCGCCCTGCCCCTCGCCGCGGGCGCGAAGATCCTCGCCGGGTCGCTCGTGTTCCTGCTGGCCTCGGGCTACCTGTCGCAGACCCCCGCCGCCGACGCGCTGTGCCTGGGGATCGCGACGGAGACGAAGGACAACACCGACGGCGCCGCCGGCGCGCTGTCCCTCGCCCCGGCCCGCGGCTGTCCCGCGCTGGCCAACTCCAGCAGCGTCGACGCCGTGACCGCGGCGGACGTGGGGCAGCTGGTGTACGTGGCCGACAACCAGACCATCGCGCGGACCTCGAGCGCCGGGACGCGCTGCGTCGCCGGGCGGCTCGTGTCCTTCGAGGGCAGCGTGCCCTACGTGGAGGTCGGCTACGACGTCGACCAGGGCGCGGCCTACGTCGACGAGCTCTTCCTCGCGGGCGCCGACCTCTCCGGGTCGCAGTACCTCGCGGTGATCCACTCCACGAGCGTGACGAACACCGTCGTGCTCGCGGGTGCGGGCGGGCTCGTGCTCGGCATCCTGCAGAACGCGCCCGCCTCGGGGGCCGTGGCCCGCGTGCGCCTCTTCGGCCGCACGAAGTGGGTCGGCAGCGGCTCCATCGGCCGCGGCCTCTCGCTCGCCTCGGACGCCGCGGGCAAGGCGAAGGAAGCGGTGGCGGGCCGCACCAACACCAGCGACGCGGGCGCCTCGGCCGACGCGCTGCTGGGTTCGCACGCCTGCGCGATCAGCCTCGCGCCGCTCACCGCCGACACCGCGGGCGACGTGTTCTTCAACCAGATGGGGTCGATCCCCACCACCGCGTCCTGACCGACGCAGCATCTAGGAGATCCCCATGGCCGTCGAACTCTCGGACGCCTCCCTGCAGCGCGTCCTGCACACCACCGTCTCGACCCGCTTCGCGCAGGTCTTCAACCAGGCCGACGCCGAGGTGGTCTACCGCCGCCTCGTCACCGAGCTGCCCGTCGCAGGGCGCCGTCTGGAGTTCCCCTACGGGATCCTCACCGGCCGCATGCGCGAGTGGATCGGCGACCGCGTGGTCAACCAGATCCAGACCGGCAACTGGTCCCAGGTCGTGCGCGACTACGAGTACACGCTCGGGATCAAGCGCAAGGACATCGACGATGACCTGATCGGGCTCTACCGCCCGGTCATCGACCAGATCGGGCAGATCGCGGCGCGCGAGCCCGACCAGCTCATGGCCGACGTGCTCATCGCGGGCGAGAGCGCCTCGCAGCCCTGCTACGACGGCAAGGCCCTCTTCGCGACCGACCACCCGGTCAACCCCACCGAGACGGGCGGGACCACGTTCTCCAACCTGCGGACCTCTCGCGCGCTCACCCCTGCGAACTTCGAGTACGGGCAGACCGAGATGCGTCGCCTCACCGGCCCCGACGGCCGCGTGCTGGGGATGCGCGGGCGCCTGCTCGTGGTGGGTCCGCAGCTCGAGATGACCGCGAAGCGCATCGTCGAGAACACCATGGTGGTGGAGACCGCCGGCGACGGCGCCGTCGACAACATCCACAAGGGCGCCGCCAAGGTGGTGGTGGTCGATCGCCTCGACGAGGTCAACAGCGGCCTGAGCTGGTACCTCGCCGACGACGAGAAGCCCCTGCGCTTCCTGCTCCTCGGCACCCGTCAGGCGCCGCGGCTCGTCCAGCGCACCGCCGAGACCGACGACGCGGTGTTCTCGCGCCGCGAATTCCAGTGGGGCATCGACGCCCGCTGGGTCGCCGCCCCGGGCCTGCCGCAGACCGCCATCAAGTTCCGGCCCTGAGCCTGAGCCGTGGCGGCCGACATCACACGCGCGGAGCTCGCCTCGCTCGGGCTCCGCGCGGGCGCCCTCGCCTCGGTCTCCACGCCCGACCAGGACGCCGAGATCGAGGCGTCCACCGGCATCTGCCGGGCCTACCTGCGCCAGCGCTACCAGGGCACGCAGCTCGCCGCCGCGGTGCTCGACCCCGCCTACAAGGGCGCGCTCGCGAAGGTCGCCACGCACCGCATCCTCTCCACGCGCGGCTACGACCCCGAGAACGCGAGCGACGCGATGATCCTCAAGAACCACGACACGGCGCTGAGCTTCCTGCGGGACGTGTCGAAGGGGGTCGCGAGCCTCGACGTGCCGACGGTCGTGACCGACGGGTTCGCCTCGGTGCTCGATGAGGACGGCGGCGTCGGGGTGCTCTCCGACGATCCCAGGACCTGACGTGCTCCGCGAGTCGGGTGACCCCCTCGACTTGCTGGTGCGCGAGCTCGAACGCTTCGAGCGCACGGGCCCTGCGCGCGTGCTCGGGGCGCTGCGCACCACGGGCGACGGGCTCATCCGCGAGACCTTCGACCGCAGCCGCGCGCCGACGGGCGAGGCGTGGAAGCCCCTCGCGCGGGGGCCGTCGCGCAAGAGGCCCGGGCGCCGGCCGCTGGTGAAGACCGGCAACCTGCGCAGCTTCGCCTCGCACGGCGTGATCGTGGGGAACCGCTCGGTGTGGTCGATGCCTCGCTACGGCGAGGTGCACCAATGGGGCACGCGCGCAGAGACGGCGCGGCAGATCCCCGCGCGCCCCTTCCTGCCTCCGGGCCGCCTCCCGCTGACGTGGGGGCTGCGCCTCTCGCACGCCGCAGACCTCGCCATCGCCCCCCGCTTCTGATGCCCACGCCCATTCGCTACATCACCGACGTCGCCACGCCCGTCATGGCCGCCGTCGCGACCGATTTCGCCGCGCTCTACCCCGCTGCCCCCGCCGTCGAGACCTCGGTGTCCACGCGCGACGCGGCGGCCCACGGAACGCCTCCGCGGGTGATCTGGGTGCCGTGGCGCGACGACTTCGCCGCGGCGCAGAAGCGCAGCCTGGGCGGGAGCAGCGCGCAGCACTCGCTGATCACCCGCGTCGTGGGCGTGCGCCTCATGGTCTGGGCGGGCGACATCGCCGCGACCGAGGACCTCGTGGAGTGCCTCGTGCGCCACCTCGTGCGCATCGTGGGCACCGGCAGCACCGGCATCACCTTCGCCGCGGGCGCCTGGGTCGACGAGACCGGCGTGTCCACCGCGGGCGAGGGCTACTCGCTGTTCGTCTCCTACCCCGTCGACATCCGCGCGCAGGCCGCGACGCCGCCCGCACGCCCGACGGTCACCCCTGTGCTCGACACCAGCGGCTCCGGCACGCCCGGGGACGGCACCCTCGACTCCACCGAACTCCCCTGACGAGGACTCCATGACGACCGCCTCCATCAACACGACCCTCCAGACGCGCGGCCTCGGCCTCGCCGTGCAGCGTGCGCTCGCCCTCGCCGTCGTGGGCTGCGCCTCGGCCGGTGCGGTGGCGACGCCGACCGTGATCCACAGCGCCGACCAGATCACCGAGGACTTCGGCTATGGTCCCGCGCCCTCGCTCCTCGCGGAGATGGGCAGGGTCGGTGGCTTCCCGCTGATCTTCTGTCGTGCCGAGACCGGCACCGCGGGGCAGATGGGCGCGTACCACCAGCGGGGCGCAGGAAGCGGCGCGGCGGGCACGATGTCCAGCGTCACGGGCTCCGGCACCGCGATCCCTGCGCTCACCGGCACGCCCGACAAGAGCTACGCGGTGCGGATCGTGGTTACCACCGCGGGCGCGGACATCGCCGCGGTCCCCGTGGTGAAGATCTCCCTCGACGGCGGGCTGACGTACCTCGCGACGGGTGCGGTGGCGGTGAGCGCGACGGCGCAGGCCATCGGGTCGACGGGGCTCAGCCTCGCGTGGACCGACGGCACCTTCGTGCTCAACGACTCCTGGACCGCGCAGGGCGCCAACTGCCCCACCGACGCGGACGCCACGGGCAGCACGGTCCCGGCCTTCACCGGCACGCCCCGCGACGCCTTCGACGTGATCGTGCGCGTGACCCGCGCGTCGGCCACCGCGGGCGACGGCACCGGCGCGATCCGCTACAGCCTCGACGGCGGCGAGACCGAGGCCCCCGAGCTGCCCGTGCCGACCTCGCGCGCCATCGTGCTCGGGGACAGCGGCATCACCGTCACCTTCAGTGCGGCGAGCCTCGTCGCCGGCGATCGCTACTACGTGAAGACCGTCGCCCCGGTGTTCACGGCCTCGGCGATGGCTACGGCGCTCCTGGCCCTCGAAGGCGCGGGCGTGCGGGATCACGAGGGCATCGTGATCGCGGGCGCCATCGACGCGACCTACTGCGACGAGATCGAG